GCCTTTTTAAGAGATTTCCAACTTATGGATCTTGCAAAAACTGGTGATGCTGAGAAAAAAGCTATGTTAGCAGAATACACACTTGTTTCTAAAAACGAAAAAGCAAGTGGTGCAGTATTCGATCTAACTACATCATAATAATTAATTTGGTGGGGGAGCAATCCCCCATCAATACTAAATCAATAATTTTGTTTGGTCTTTGAAGTCAATGACGGAACGAAGCAATCAAAAAGGAAAATACAATGAGAACACTTAACGATTATTTTATTACATCTGCAATTCCAAATGTATCATCAGCTTCATCAACTTTTGTTTGTGTACCTGATGGTGGCAGAATAATTAAAATTATAACTCACAATAAAGCAGCTACAACAGGAACAGCAGCTATCTCTTTTGAAATAGGTGGTGTTGCAGTAACTGGTGGAGCTATAAGTCATGTGGCTTCTGGATCTGCTGGTAAAGTAGCAACTGCTGAACCAACTGGTGCAAACAGAGTTGAAGAAAATGGAACTATCGAATGTATCACAGATGGTGGTTCAACTAATTCTTCTAAAATGGAAATAACTTTTGTTATCAGAAGATAATTACAAATTTTGTGGGGATCTTGTCTAGCGATACTTCCCCACAAATACCAACTTTAAGGAAATAAAATATGCCAATGGTAGGAAAAAAAAAGTTTTCATACACAAAAAGTGGAATGAAAAAAGCTAAAGCCTTTGCAAAGAAAAAAGGCAAAAAAGTTAAAAGTAAAAAAGGAAAATATTAATGTCATACAATTATGCTTTAAGACCAGGAACAACTCAAAAACTGAATACAAACAATTCATCAACTGCATCTGCTGCTTTTGGCGAACATACTTACTATGTAAGAATTGTTGGATCAGCTAACTTTCATTTTGTGTTAGGTGCTTCACCAACTGCAAGTGCAACATCACCTTTGTTACCATCTGGTGAAGTTGAAATTATTAAAGTTTCTCCTGGCGAAAAGATTGCTGTGTTTCATGGTTCATCAACTGATGTCTATGTAACTGAAATGGGTGCGTAGTGGCCAAACAAAAGTTTGTTCATTTTATACCTAGAGATAAGCCACCAAAAAGAAAAGGGGTGCATAAAAAATCTCAAAACAAATCAGAGAAAAGACAAAGAAATCAAAACAGATATTTAGGTCAAGGTCGTTAATGAAAAAGATTAGTGAAGAAATAAATAAAAATATTACTGAAACTTTTTTAGATAATGGGAATGATGGTGTTGTTCAAAAAAGATCAATAGATGTTCAACCAATCTTAGAAAATAATAAAAGATTATATAATCAAAATGATGGTTATAGTCCTGATAAAGGATTAAAAAGAATAGCAACTATCCCTACAATCATTCTTGAGATTTGGACAAAAGAATATCACAAAGATCAAAACAAAGGTAATTGGTTTGAATTACCTAAAGACATTCAACAAAAAATATTAAGAGAAAAATTAAACAGTTCTGATTACAGATACTTCAGAACATCATCAGGAAGATTTTAATGGCACTAACAAATTATTCAACACTTAAAACATCTATAGCAAACTGGCTAAACAGATCAGATTTAACAGATGAGATAGCAGATGATTTTATTAAATTAACAGAAGCTGATTTTAACTCAAAATTAAGAGTTAGAAAAATGGTAGCTCAAACAAGTTTTACTATTGATAGTGAAACAGAAGCTTTGCCAACTGGTTTTTTACAAGTAAGAGATATTTATATTTTAAATGGTAATACAAAAGTTCCTTTGACTTACACAACTCCATCACAAATGGATAGCACAGTTGGAACTTCTACAACTGGTTTGCCAAACTCATTTACAATTTTAGGAGATACTTTTAGATTTTCTCCAAAACCAGATGCAACTTACACAGCTTTTATAAACTATTATAAATCATTTGATGCTTTATCCGATACAACTACAACAAATTATATTTTAACAACACACCCAGCAATTTATTTGTATGGTTCTTTATTTCATGCTGCTAATTTTTTAGGTGGTATTAATCCTCAGCAAGTTCAAACTTGGCAACAAATGTTTGCAACTGCTATGGAACGATTAGAATTAAATGACAGAGAAGATCAAGTAAGTGGTTCGCCTTTACAAATTAGAGGTGAGAACACAGTAGCTTCTCCATTTATTTCAACTTTATAATAGGAAAAAAATATGCAATTACCTTTTGGTGAATGGTTGCCAGACCAACCAGATCATTTAAATCCTGGAGCAACTGTAGCAACAAATGTGTATCATGCACAATCAAGTTACAAACCAGTTAAAGGTTTAGTTGCTTATAGTGGTGCATCTAATGTAACACAAAATGCAAAAGGTGCTGGTAGTTTTAGAGATAATACAAACACAGTATTTACTTTTGTTGGAACAAAAGACAATATTTATAAATTAACATCTGGTACTTTCGCTAGTGTAAAAGGAAGTTTAACCATATCAGGTGGTGATACAGATTTTTTTACCTTTACACAGTTTGGTCAATATGTAGTTGCAAGTAATGGAGTTAATCCTCCCATGTATTACTTAATGGGTACTTCAACTAACTTTGCAACCCTACAATCATTAGCAACATCTAGTGGATCAGGAACAGTACCAGCTAAGTTTAAAGTTTCAGGTGTTATCAGGGATTTTTTAGTAACTGGTAATATAGAAAATGCAAAGAACAGAGTTGCATGGTCAGGAATTAACGATATTTCAACTTGGGAAGCTGGTGTTAGTTCATCAGATACTCAAGACTTACCAGGATCAGGTGGTCAAGTTGTGGCCATAACTTCTGGTGAGGTTGGTTATGTTTTTAGAGAAGATCAAATTATAAGAATGGACTTTGTGGGTGGAAATGTTGTGTTTAGATTTTCAGTTATCTCTCCAAATAGAGGTGCTGTTTATGGACAAACAGTTTGCCAAGACAACAGACAAGTTTTCTTTTACGCATCAGATGGATTTTTTCAAATCAATGGCGATCAAATTTTGCCGATAGGAGCTGAGAAAGTAAATAGATTTTTTGACGGAGATTTAAACAAAGCATACACAGATAGAATTACAGCAGCAGTAGATCCATTTAACACTTTAGCGATTTGGTTATATCCAAGTAAAGATAATCCAAATACTACTGGAATTTGTGATAAACTACTGATATACAATTATGTAACTCAAAAGTGGTCAGTTGCTAAAGTTAAAGCATCACAAATCTTTAAACAATTCGTAGTAGCAAACACAGTTGAGTTGATGGATATTATTTCTGAGAACTTAGACGATATTAATATTTCACTTGATACAGCATATTGGACAACAGGACATTTATATCTTGGTGCTGTTGATGAAAATTTTAAAGCAGCAATTTTTTCTGGAAAAACTTTAGAAGCTGAACTTGAAACAAAAGAGCAAGAGATATTTCCAGGTCTTAGAGCAAATGTAACTGGTATTAGACCTATTGTAGATGCAAGTACAAATGTAACTATTAAGACTAGAGATAAATTAGCAGATACTGTTACTACTTCTGCATCAAGTTCTATGAATGACACAGGAATAAATCCTGTAAGACAAAGTGGTAGATATTTTAGAGCAAATGTAAAAATACCAGCAGAAAGTATTTGGACTAATGCACAAGGAATTGATTTAACTGCAAGTCAAGGTGGATCAAGATAATGAGTGATAAAATTGATATAGATAACATTAGATATTCAATTGAAACTCAAGAGTTTTTTCAAAGACAAGTAGAAGAAGCTGTAAATACATTAATTAATAAAAACAATACTGAAAGCGATAAGGCTTTTAGTTGGTTTATGAATTAGGAGCAACATGACAACAAACATTAAAGATTATTCAACAACTCAATCAAGCAACACTACATTAAATTCTATTGATGTAAATGAGGGTATGCTTCCTAGTAATTTGAACAATGCTATTAGAGCATTGATGAAGAATACTAGAGATTGGTTTAATGATGCACAATGGATTGAGTATGGTGATGGTTCTGGTGCATTTACTGCTGCTTACGCATCTTCAACTTCTTTTACAATTAATGGAGCTGATGTAACTTCTGTTTATCATGCTGGAAGAAGAATTAAATTAACAGCATCAACTCCTGGTACAATTTTTGGAACAATCTCAAGCTCATCTTTTTCTACCAACACAACAGTTAATGTTACTTGGGATAGTGGTTCTTTAGCTAGTGAAGCAATTACAAATGTTTATGTTGGTGCTTTATCAAAAACTAATGACTCTATACCTACAGGGATTGCTGCAACTAAAATTGCAGATGGAACAATCTCAGACACAGAATTTCAATACTTAAATGGAGTATCAAGTGCTATCCAAACTCAATTAGATGCTAAACAAGCAACTATTACAGGATCAGCTTCTACTATTGATACTGAAAGTTTAACTGCTAATAGAGCAGTAATATCTAATGGCTCACAAAAGATCGCAGTATCAGATGTAACCTCAACAGAATTAGGTTACTTAGATGGTGTAACAAGTGCAGTACAAACACAAATAGATTCAAAACAAGCAACAATAACTGGTGGTGCATCAACTATAGCATCATCTGATTTAACAGCATCAAGAGCATTACAATCTAATGGCTCAGGTAAAGTAGAAGTTAGTGATGTAACAACAACTGAACTTGGTTATTTAGATGGAGTATCATCTGCAATTCAAACTCAGCTAGATGCAAAACAAACTAGTGATGCACAATTAACTGATATTGCTGGACTAACACCAACTGACAGTAATTTTATTGTTGGTGATGGATCAAACTTTGTAACAGAGTCTGGTGCTACTGCTAGAACCTCTTTAGGATTAGGTTCAATTGCAACACAAGCTGCTAACAATGTTTCAATATCTGGTGGAGCTGTAACAGGACTTGGCTCTCCATCTGCTAATTCAGATGCTGCAACTAAAGATTATGTAGATCAAGCAGTTGCTGGACTTAGAACAAGAACAATAGCCGAATGTGCAACTACAGCAAACGTAAATTTAACAAATGGTTTAGAAGCTGGTGATACAATTGATGGTGTAACATTAGTTGCTGGTGATAGAGTTTTAGTTAAAGATCAAAGTACGGCTAGTGAAAATGGATTATACTTAGCAGTATCAAGTGGTGCTGCATCAAGAGATCCTGAGCATGACAGTATTGCCGAACTTTCTGGTGGAATGGTTGTGGTCAATCAAGGTTCAGCTAATGATAATAAAATATTTTTATGTACGACTGATAATACAGGATCAGTTGGTTCAACTTCAATTACTTATACTGTAATTACACCAAGTAATTCTGGAACAGTAACATCTGTTGGTGTAGCTGATAGTGGTGCTGGAGAATTTACAGTTGGTAATACACCTATTACTTCATCAGGAAATATTACATTAGCAGTAAATTCAATTGCTAATACAAAAATTTCAGGATTAGGCACAGCTTCTACAAAAACTGTTGGAACTTCTGCAAACAATGTAGTGCAATTAGATGGTTCAGCAAAATTACCAGCAGTAGATGGTAGTCAATTAACAAACATAGATGCAGCTTCAGCTGGATTTGCAATCGCTATGGCAATAGCACTTTAAGGAGAAAAAATGGCACAAAACTTTAGAAGATACACAAGCAACAATGTAGGAACAGGAGCAGCAACTTTATTTACTGCTGACAGTTACGATACAGTAGTTGGTATATCAGTTTCAAATGTAACAACATCAGCTGTTGTAGCATCTGTTTATATTAACGATGGTTCAAACGATATTTATTTAATTAAAGATGCACCAATACCTGCTGGTTCATCATTACAAGTATTAGATGGTGGAGCTAAGTTTGTAGTTCAAGCTAGTGATGCTTTAAAAGTTATATCAGATACAGCTTCATCTTTAGATGTTTGGGTATCAACAGTAGACGCAATCAGTTCATAGGAGAAATAAATGCCTTTTATAGGAAATCAACCAGCATTAAGTTATACAAGTTTTGCTAAGCAAGACTTTAGTACAA